GATGGTACTAAAGGAGTGGATGTTTTAATTTGCCATGTGCAAACAAGATATCCAGAATGGCAAGAAATGGGAGACACAGCTTCTCCGCCTGTAACAACACACTTATCTATTCCAAGTGATGCACAGGAAGAAAGAAATGGTAAGTGGAGATTATCAAATGGTAACTACATAGAAAAGACCGCATATTTTTATGTGATTGTTTTAGGTGATGAGCCTAGACCTGCAGTTATTACTATGAGATCTTCTAACTTAACAGCTGCCAGAGAATTAAATCAGTTGATTAAAAATCTTAGATTTAAGGATGACAAAGGCATTTATAATCCAGCAGCATATGCAGCAGTTTATAATTTAAAAACTGTTGGTAAAGTTGCAGGAAGTAAAAGCTGGCATGTTTACAAACCCTCTATGAATAGAGCGTTAGATATATCTAAGAAAGATGACGCTGACTTATACGTAATGGCACAGGAACTACAAAAAACTGTGTCTAAGGGTTCTGCTAAACCCGAGTATGAGAAGAAGGTGGAATTTAAAACTGAGGACATTGTATAATTCACTAAGTGAATACTTCGAAGGTTGGGCGGCTACGGGAGACTGTAGCTGCCCATATAATAAAAGAATAAGGAATAGATATGAAAGATTTTACAAGATATTTTACAGGTTTACAAAGAGACTTTGGTTTCTGTAACATTAATAAAGGTTACAAGGATCCAGAAACAGGAAAGATAAAATTTAACAATGGTGATTATGGTTGGGCCGGAAAACCAATTTCAGATAAAGATTACGAAGAACATATAGAAGGTATAAAATCTATAGGTATTCAACCTTGTAACGATAATGGTTATGCAAGTTTTGGTGCAATAGATATTGATCCTAAAATATATAAAAACTTTGATGTAAAATTTTATTTAGATATTATTCAAGAAAAAGAATTACCTTTAATACCTATTAAATCAAAAAGTAACGGATTACATTTATATGTATTTACAGAAGAACCTGTTAAAGCTTTAGAGATAAAAGAATTTTTAGAACAAGTATTATTTTTATTTAATCTAACTATTAAAACAGAAATATTTCCTAAACAAACTAAACTAGGTTCTAATACTGAAGGTCAAAAGATGAATGGTAATTTTATTAACCTTCCATACTTTAATAAAATAGAAAGAGTTGCATTAAATCCAGATGGTAGTGAGATGGATTTAGATACATTTTTAAAATGTATTGAGTTAAATAAAGTTAAGGTAGAACATTTAAGAAATATAAAAAGTAAAATTATTGAGAACGAATTAAAAGGTGGTGCTGATGAATTTAATGATGGTCCACCGTGTCTTGGAATACTAACTAAAAATATTATGGTTGAAGGTAGAGATCGTTTTCTTTTTAATTATATGGTGTTTGCTAAGAAAAAATATGCAGACAACTGGAAAACAAAAGTATTAGAAGCTGCTAGAAACTATTTTAAATTTGATCAGAACTGGACAGATGATCATGTTAAACAAAAGATAAAGAGTTGGGACAAAGCAACAGCAGGACATACTTGTCATCAAGATCCAATCAATACAGTTTGTGTTAAATCAGAATGTATAAAAAGAAAATTTGGTATAGCTAGTGAAGCTAAAGCAAGTTGGCCTGTACTAGGTAACTTACAAAAGATAGACTTTAAACCAGATCCAGAATACTATTTTACGGTTGAGAGAGAAGATGGTGAGACTATTCCAATCCATGCAAAAGATGTAAATAAAATAAAAGAACAAAAAGAAATGCGTGGTTTAATTATGGCTCAAGCGGATATTCCACCTCCACCTATCAAAGGTATGGAGTTTTTTGAAATTATAAAAGCGTTGTTCTCTAACATTGATACAGTGCAACCGGCTCCAGGGACCAGGCCTCATGAGATATTACATAAACATTTAAATAATTTTGTTAATGGTTCAAAGGCTACTAACTACCATTCATTTAAAAGTGGAAACGTTTTTAAAGATGAGGTGTATGCATATTTTGTTTATGATGAGTTCTATATTTATTTAAAAGAAAGAGAATGGAGAAAAGATTCTTCAAGAACTTCTCATATGATTGAAAAATTATTTGATAAAGAAGAATTTGAAGGTCGACCTAAACCGGAGTTTAACAAAAAGAAAAGATTTCCAGGTAAAGATAAAAAAACAAATAAACCTTATCCAGGTGTAGGGGGATGTGCAATGATACCTTTATCTATTATTGAAAAAGAAGATGAAGATGTAGAAGACATTGTACACATAGAAGATCAAGAGGATATTGTTTAATGATATATAAATTTTTTGGACCACCAGGTACAGGTAAAACCCATAGACTAATATCTAGAGCTAAAGCTTATGCTAGAATGGGTACTCCTCTACATAAGATTGGTTACTTTGCATTTACTAAAAAAGCTGCATTGGAAGCTAAAAAAAGAATGCCTGCAGAAGATAAAAAACTTCCATACTTTCAAACTCTTCATTCATTTGCTTATCATCAATTAACATTAAATGAAGAAGATGTTATGCAACCTTTTCATTATGAAGAACTTGGAAAATTATTAAATGTTAAAGTTAAATACTATGACAAATATAATAAAGATGAAGTTAGTTTTTTAAATTGTGATAGTCCCTATTTTCAAATGATAGGTAAAGCTATGAATAGAGACTTAGATATTAGAGAAGAATTTGATAGAAATGAACATAATAGTAAAGAAATTAAATGGCATTTATTAAAACATATAGATGATAATTTAAAAGTTTATAAACAAAAAAGAAAATTATTAGATTTTAATGACATGATTAAAAGTTTAATTAACAAAAAAAAATTACCTAAATTTAAAGTTATATTTATAGATGAAGCTCAAGATCTATCACCTTTACAATGGCAACTGTTTGATAAATTAAAAGAATATGCTGATGATATTTATTTAGCAGGAGATGATGACCAAGCAATTTACGCATGGGCTGGAGCAGATGTTGAAAGATTTATAAAAGAACCTGCAAAAGAAACAGTGTTAAAATATTCAAAAAGAATATCTAAATCAGTTCAAGAACAATCAGAATTACCTATTGAAAAAATTAAAGGACATAGAAAAGAAAAAAAATATTATCCAAGAAATTTTGAAGGGCACACTGAAAACATAAATAACTTAGATCAAATAGATTTAACAAAAGGTAAATGGTTAATTCTAACTAGAACTATATCTAGATTAATGAAAATTAAAGATGAACTAATAAAAAGAAATTTATACTTTGAAAGCAAAAAAGGTAAAAGTTTTAAAGTAAGATTATACAAAGCCGCAATGAATTATGATTTATGGTGTAAAGGAAAAATATTAGATGAAAAAGACGTTAAAGATATTAATGAATTTATAGGTCATGAAAAATGGAATAGAGAGATTGATTGGTTTGACGCATTTGAAGAAGCAAATGAAAAAGAAAGGCTTTATATAAAAAACATGATTGATAACGGAGAAAATTTAAATGAACCTGCCAGAATATGGATATCTACTATTCATGCAGCAAAAGGTGGGGAAGAAGATAACGTAATTTTATGTCTTGATATTGGAGATAAAATAAAAAAAAGTATGTTGAAAAGCACAGAAAAACATGATGAAGAACATCGTGTTTGGTATGTGGGAATAACACGTGCCAGGAATAATCTATATAAACTAAAAGCTAACTTAAAAAGGAATGAGTATAAACTATGACACATAAAAACATTTTTGAAGGTACATTTCCACAAGATAAACAAATTGGTGGATCACATTATAAAAAATTTAAAATTCAACCCTATGAATTTATATCGCACAACGACTTGAGTTTCTTTCAAGGAAATGTTATCAAATATGTGTGTCGTTATATGAATAAAAATGGCATACAAGATTTAGAAAAAGTAATTCATTATTGTGAATTAGAAATTAAAAAGATGAAAGACACGGGTAAAAAATAATGAATACATATACTGATATTTTTGGTTTGTTAATTATAACAATATTTATGTTTGGATTGATATAATGATTATACCCACTACAGAATGGTTAACACCTACAGAATATCCTGATCTAAGAAAATATGATGAGATTGCGATTGACTTAGAAACAAGAGATCCAGATTTAAAGAGTAAGGGTTCAGGAGCCATCATTGGTAATGGTGAAGTTGTAGGTATAGCTGTAGCTGTAGAAGGTTGGAAAGGTTATTATCCAATTGCTCATGAGATTGGTCCAAACTTAGAACGTAAAAAAGTATTAGAATGGTTAAAAGATATTTGTGAATGCCCTGCTACAAAAATATTTCATAATGCAATGTATGATGTATCTTGGATTCGTCATTTAGGTATAAAAATCAATGGTTTAATCATAGATACCATGATTGCAGCATCTATTATTGATGAGAATAGATTTCAATATTCATTAAATTCTTTATCTTGGGTTTATTTAAATCAAGGTAAGAATGAAGCTCTATTAACTAAAGCTGCTAAAGAAAGAGGATTAGATCCTAAAGCAGATATGTGGAGATTACCCTCAACAGAAGTTGGTGGCTATGCAGAAAAAGATGCTGAACTAACTTTAATGTTGTGGCAAAAATTTAAGAAAATAATTATAGAAGATGATCTTCAAAATATATTTAATTTAGAGACTGATCTTTTCCCTTGCTTAGTCGACATGCGTTTTTTAGGAGTAAGAGTAGACGTTCAAAAAGCTCATATGTTGAAGACAGCATTAAGAATAAAAGAAGAAAACTTAATCCAACAGATAAAAATAGAAACTGGAATAGAAGTTCAGTTAATGGCCGCAAGAAGCATTGCCCCACTTTTTGATAAATTAAATTTACCTTATGAGCGAACTGAGAAAACAGGTGAACCTTCATTTGTTAAAAACTTTCTTGTGAATCATAATCATCCAGTAGTTAGAATGATAGCAGAAGCTAGAAAAATAAACAAGATTAGAACTACATTTATTGATTCTATTATTAAACATGAACATAAGGGTAGAATACATGCAGATATAAATCAAATTAGATCTGATGATGGAGGAACAGTTACAGGTAGATTTAGTTATTCTAATCCAAACTTACAACAAATTCCAGCCAGGGATCCGGAAACAGGTCCATTAATTAGATCTTTATTTCTTCCCGATGAAGGTTGTAAATGGGGAACATTTGATTACTCACAACAGGAACCAAGATTGGTTACTCATTACGCATCAAGATTTGGTTTATCTTCTGTAGAACCTGTTGCTAGCGCTTATGAACAAGATCCAACTACTGACTTCCACAAAACGGTTGCACAACTAGCTAATATAGATCGTAAAGAAGCTAAAACAATTAACTTAGGTTTATTCTATGGTATGGGTAAAGCAAAACTAATGAATGAATTAAGTGTAACTAAAGAAAAAGCTGATGAATTATTTGCTAACTATCACAATATGGTTCCATT